GTATACTCACTGTATTAGATTATAGTGATGATGTAGTAACTCCTGACCTTTATGCGGATCATGAAGACTTTGATCTACCTACTGATTACATGTTCTTAATAAATGGTAGAGTCAAAATATTATATGATGACTGTCAAGTTAATCCAGAACTGGTTACAAATAGTACATTTCAAAATGCAGATGGCACAAATAATACAACTGATTGGACATTAGGTACTGGAAATGATCCTAGTACATATAAATGGTCAATTGCAAATCAAAATATTGTACATCAAAACGGATCTACAGATTCTGCTACACATGCAGTAAGAGTTAAAAAAGGTAATAAATATCTTATATCTGTTAATGTATTTGGAACAAGTGCTCAAGACGGTGCTTATACTGGAAGTTTTACTATTTCTTTAGGAACACCAGGAACACCGGGTAAAGGTAACACATCATTTACATTTGATTATTTAGCTCCACCTAATCCAGACAATCGAACTATATATAAAACTACACATGCTACAGTAGCTAAACAGTTTGAATTACATGCGTTAACAGATAATGCTTTACTACAAATTAATCCTAGTTCGGATTTTAATGGTAGATTAGATAATATATCTGTAAGACGTATAAAAGAAATACCATTGCGTATAATTGAACCCGATGATGCTTATAATATCTTAGGTAATCCTTTTGCTACGTCCACTCCAAATAGTGCAATTGGCATAGTAAATAACACTGAAATTAAAGTTTTTAATAACAAAAGTTATCTATTAAAAGGACTGAACGCAGATTACATTAGGACACCTGTAGAAATTTCTCTATCTTCGGGGGTAGATTGTGAGTTAGCAGATCATACACATCAAGAAATAGTAGACCTTACGGTCAAGCACTTATTAGAAGCCACAGAGTCACAGAGATACCAGACGAATATTGCAGAAAGCTCACAGACTGAATAACTTTATTTTTAATTTTAAATTTTTATTATCATGGCAAAAAAAGAAGTGCTTATCATCAACAGTGACGCAGCCGCATCTAGTGCTTTCGAAGCAGCTAAATTTGGTTACGTAAAAGATGGAGCTACAAGAGTAGCAACATTAACATCTGGAGATGAAGAAGTATCATTATTTTATGGTACGGCAAACGTAGGTCCTATTAGTGAAGGGGACGTAAAAAAAATCACAACACTTTCATATGCTGCAGGTACTGCTCAAGAGAGTAAAGCAACTGTTGTATTAGACAGTGCAGGAAATGCAGAGATTAAAGTGATTAACACAACATCAGGAACAATGAATCTTCCTGTTAAAACTTTTGAATCTGTAGGATCAGGATCAGCAAGTAATGCTGCTGCTGCAATCAAAGCTTTAATGGATACTGAATTTGCTAAGTCTGATTCTCCATTCTTTGGATTTTCAACGACTGTATCAGGTGCAGTTATCGATATTATTGCTCCTATTGATTCACATTTTAGACTATCTGGTAACGATGCATCAACATTTGCATATACTGGATCTGGAACAGCTCTAGCAGTTCCTTCAGTCGGTACTGAGGCTAAAGTAAAAGAACTAGAAAAATCAGGTAATACTGATAGTGGTGTATTTGGAAGAGCTGGATCTGCAGCAACTTTCAAACAGCCTGCATCTGTTGTTTCTGGAAGTTATGATCTTTTATTAGTTGAAGGAACAAAAAGTTCAAACTCTAAAGCAGTAGGTAATGCTAAAAATTACGATGATTTCGAAATTTGGATAGCAATTCCAAATGGTAATTCAACTGTAACACCTGCCGCTATTGTAACACAAGTTGAAAAACTTAAATAATATTTAAAGTAAACTTTACTTTGTTTATTTAGTTAGTTGTAAGAAAGGCGGTGTTAATCCATCGCCTTTTTTATATTAAAGAAAAATTTGTAAATTTAAGAAACACAGAGTTGTGACTATAGAAAGCTTAGAACTATTAATAGAAGACATCCTACAAAAGTATCCAAATGAATCTTTTAGCAAGACAGCAGACCGTATATTACAAAAGTGTGATTTATTTTCACACAGAACATTAAGGAGACGGGTTGCGAAAGTAGCAAAGCAGATAAAAGAAAATTTATCTGGTGTAGCTACAACGTATAATTATAAGGGTGAACAGCCTATAACCTCATTAGAGGAAGCTATAAAGTTCTTTGATATTGATGTCAACGAGTACGAAGTTACCGGGTATTCTTGTAATGCTTGGGACGTAAGTACAAAGACGGGTAAAAAGACTAATTATCAGGTGAAGCTCACGTTAAAACCGAGAGCTGAAGAATTAGACTATCAAGAAGTCAAAAAACAACTTGACTATGCGATATCTAAAGTTAATATAAATAAGATTCCTGGTGTAAATACAGGAGTCATATGTCTGGCAGATTTACATATTGGCGCTGATATTAGAAATTTACAACGTACACCGGATTTTAATTTTAAATCTGTAATACAGTATTTAAAAGATATTGCAAATCAGGTGAACCAACGAGGATATGAAAAAGTAGAAATTATATTTCTAGGAGACTTCATAGAATCGTTTACAGGACTTAACCACATAAATTCTTGGAAATCTATGGGTAAAGGAATGTATGGACATCACGTTGTGATTTTAGCATTTGAGATCATGAGAGAGTTTATAAAAAATGTAAACAATCTCAAGTCTATACATATGGTTTCTGGTAACCATGATAGATCGACCTCAGATGCTAAACATGACAACGAAGGAGATGTAGCAGGATTACTAGCATATATGCTTCGTAATTCTTTAGATAAAGTAAATATAGAATTCTCTCCTTTAGTGTTAGGAAGTGCAATAGATGGTATATATTATATAATGACACATAACCATCATGCACTATCTAGAAGAGATTTAGGAAAGATAATGTTTGAGTATGGTAAGCAAGGAATGTACAATGTACTTTTAGGAGGGCACTGGCATTCTAGAAAAAGTAAAAAGGTCTTTCATACGTTACAAGAAACATATGTAGATCAAGCAGATTATAGAGCTATTGATGTTGCTCCATTGTTTACCGGCAACTTTTATAGCGAATCTATGGGTTATTCTAGTTCAGCTGGATATACACTTATAGAAAATAATGGTAAAGGTAAACCTAACGTATTTGATTATTCATTGTAATGGCAGCAGGTTCACATAATTTTAAAATAGAGCAAGGAGCAGATTTTAATAATACAATAACTTATGAAGATGCTTCTGGTAATAAAATTAATTTATCAGGTGCAGCTATAACATTAAAAGCTAAAGATAATAGGTCTGATATAAATTTTGTTATAAATTTGTCTGTAGGAAGTGGTATTACATTAAGCAATCCATCACAAGGAGAGTTTACTATTGCAATACCAGCAGCAACTACAGCAACTTATGATTGGAATAGAGCATTCTATGATTTAGATATAACACTATCCGGAGTAGTTACAAGATTATTACAGGGACAAATACAAGTAATTAAATCAGTAAGTGGATAGTTATGGCAAATACGTATGTTACTATATCAACTCCTGCTGGAAATGTAGTTAAAGTTTCCGAGGCTACGAGCAATAAAATTGTTGCTTCTGGAAATACAATTAAGGTAATATCGGTGGGTGCGCAAGGACCTGCAGGTGCAGGAGATTTAAACGCAGTACATACGCAAGACATAGCAGCTTCAACTTGGCAAGTAACTCATAATTTAGGAAAGTACCCATCAGTTAGTGTAGTAGATACCGCTAATACTGCTGTAAATGGAAAAGTCTTATATCAAGACTGGACAACAAACCAGTTAAGCACTTCCAAATTACAGATTATTTTTACCGCAACATTTGCAGGTAAAGCTTTTTTAAATTAAAAAATTAATATCATGTCAATAAAATATTTACATCATATAAACTTACAAGGTAACAGAATAGAGGGAGCTGCTATTGAACCTTTAGGATCAGCTCCTAGTAATAACCTACAAATAGGTAGAGTTTATTATGATACTTCCGGCTCAACAAACACACTAAAAATATACGATGGTAGTAGCTTTGTATCTATTACAGGAGATATTACAGGCGTAGCAAACACAACTACAAGTCAGTTGACTATATCAAACATGGATGGTCCTGTACCAAGCTTTGCTATTATAACAGGTGCTGTATCAAATAATGGTGCAGGATTAGCTACACAAGCACAAATTAAAACTTACGTAGATGCGCAGGTAGATAATTTTGATACTCTAGCTGAACTTACAGATACTAATATAACCTCTCCTGCAGATGGAGCTATGCTTCTATATGATACAGGCACATCTAAGTGGATTGATAATGTAATGTCTGGAGATGCTACACT